TAGACCGATAGTCAAGCGTCGGGAGGCGGAAATGAACCGAAAACTATTAACGCCAACAGAAAGGTCAGAAGGGTATCGAATAAGATATAACATTGATAGCCTATTGAGGGGTGATCACGAGAGCAGGGCGAATTTATACAAGGCGTTGCATTCAATGGGGGCGATTAATGCCGACGAGATCAGGAGAATGGAGGGTATGAATATGCTACCGAATGGACAAGGGCAAAAATATTATATGATGACAAATATGGCGGACACTAACCAAATATCGAATGACAATGAGTAATGACATACAATTAAGGGCAAGGGTTACAGAATTGCGTATGGCACAAGGTGACGAAGCCAATCAAAATCGAACGGTTGAGGGTTATGCAGTTGTCTATGATGATTGGACAACAATTGGGGATAATTGGTTTAGAGAGAAGATCGCCCCAGGTGCATTGACGAACGTGTTACAGGGTAGTGACATCCGATTGTTATTTAACCATGATACAAGCCAATTACTAGCCCGGGAGAAATCCCAAACATTATCGGTAAGAGAAGACCAAAATGGTCTATACTTCACGGCTACTATCCCAGAATCAAGGAATGACATCTTAGAGATGATAAAAAGGGGTGATTTAGATGAGTGTTCATTTGCATTCAGAGTTGGTAAGCAGAAATGGACGTTTGCAGATGAAACGGAAGGTATCACGATTGACGAAAGAGTAATAGAGGAGATAAGCGCAATCCCAGAAATAACACTAGCCCCATTCGGTGCTTACAAAAATACTAGCGTAGGCATGAGGTCACAAGAAATGGCATTGGAGGAAAGAAATAAGGCTAGAGAAGCTAGAGAAGAACAAAAACGACAGGCATCAGAAGAAGACGAAAAACAAAAACAGATTGAAATACAACAAGCGAAGCGAGATCGAGACCTTGCCTTGCGCTCATATATTTTTTAATTAAAAATTTGACAAATGACAACAGTCGAAAAACAACAAAAGCGGGCTGCCATATATGAGCAGATGAAGGCTCTTAACGCAACCGCACATCAAGAAAACAGGTCTTTCACCCAGGAGGAAGAAACCAAATGGGGGAAGATGAAAGCGGACTTAGATAAGTTCGATTCTGAAATCAAGCGTGAGCAATTTATGCTTGAGGAAGAGAGAAAAAATGCTAGTGCAGAAGGTAAGCAAGTGCAAAGAGAAGAAGTTACCGCAGAAGCTAGAGAAGCATTCGACAACTACCTTAAGAGAGGTGAAAACGGATTGAAGCCAGAGGAAAGAAGAGCCCTGGAGCAACGTGCGGCAACCGACCCAAATAGCACCACAGATGGCGAAGGTGGTTACACAGTTCCTGAGATGTGGTCAAATGTGATTGAGCGTGTAATGGTTCAGTACAGCGGAGTACTTGACAATGCGCAAGTCATTAATATGTCAAGAGGTGGCACTTACAATCACCCAGTCATTAATGACACAAGCAACACGGGCGCAATTGTCGGAGAAGGTGCAGCGGATGCGGTTAATCAGTTTACCGATACCAACGTACAGATTTTGGATTACACTTACACAAGTAGAATTATCCAAATGACTTTGGAATTAGTGCAGGACACTAACTACCCATTAACGCAAACTGTGCTAGAATTGTGTGCTGAAAGAATCGGAAGAATCTTAAATACGCATTTGACTACGGGTGATGGTTCAAGCAAGCCATTTGGAGTAGTTACAGGGTCAACACTTGGAAAAACGGCATCTGCTACGGCAGCGATCACAAGGGCGGAATTGGTAGATTTGATTTATTCAGTAGACCGAGCGTACAGACCACAGGGTAAATTGATGTTACACGATAGCACAGTAGCGGCTATACAGAAGCTAGACATCGGATCAGCTGATGCAAGACCATTGTGGGCTCCAAGTATGAGAGATGGCGCACCTAACACTATCCTGGGGTACGAGTATATCACTAATAATGATATGCCAGAATTGGGTGCAAGTAACAAGGCGGTTCTTTTCGGTGATTTCTCAAAGTATGTGGTTAAGCAAGTACGACAGCCAGAACTTATCACATTCAGAGAGAAGTACATGGATAAGAGATGCGTCGGTTATAACATGTTCGCAAGATACGGAGGTAAGATTGTCAATGATACAGCAATCAAGCACCTTATTTGTGCAGCATCTTAATAGTCACGCATGAGCAAGAAAGTACAAGTAATAATCTTACAAGGTCTCGCAGGTAAAGAGACGTTTATCAAGGGCAAAGAATACGCCTTAGATGCTGAACAGGCGAAGAATTGGGAAGCCAAAGGACTTTGTAAGATTATTCAACCAAAGAGAAGGAGCAACACAAAAACAAATAAATCCAATTAATGAATGATAAAGGTAATCACACCAACCGTATTAGATGCGGTAACACTGGATGAGGTTAAGGCAGAATTGAACCTTGAATCTTCCTACACGGATGATGATAACCTATTGACATTAAAAAAAGATGTTGCGACGGAATGGGTGCAAGAATATGTAAAAAAAATTCTGCTTACCCAAACGATACAAGTAAAGATAGAGCCAAAGGGAGATGTGGGAGTTTTTATTCCCACACCTTCCAAGTCTATCACAGCAATGACGCTTTATAAAGATGGAGTGTCAAGTAGTTTAAATACTGCAAATTTTGAAATAGACGAGTTCAACTATCCTAACATTTTAAAACCGACATTTGGGAATGAATGGGGCGAAAATGACTATGTGTTGGTCACATTGGTAGCAGGTGAAGATACGGTGTCAAAACGAATCAAACAAGCTATTTTAATGCACGTTGTAGATTCTTATGACAACCGATCAAACCACGAAGCAGCGATAAGGGATGACCTAAAAATATTGTTGGAAGCCGAAAGAATACCGACTATATGAAAGGGATAATGAAGGGCAAAAAATTTGATGCTGGGAAGCTAGACCGCTCGATAATTTACAGAACCTATGCAACGGTAGTAAATGCGGATACGGGGAGTGAGCGGAAAGGTACGGCTACTGACTTGACCCTACGAGCGAATGTAATCGAAGCCAATGGTGATGAAGTGGATAGCGATGGAGCGAGAATGTATAAGAGTATTCTCCATGTGGTTGTACGGTATCGTTCAGCAATCAAAAGAGGTGTGAAAGCGGATATTGTATATGAAGG